AATAAAACCAGAATCAGATTTACCAGATTCGATCCATGAGAATGATACTGGATTTAGTGAAGCAATAATTGAATTGCTATCTGCTAAAGGAACAATATTTGTTTTTAATTTTCTATCTGATGTATAATAGTATGCACCAGAATAAACATTATAGAATGTTGGACTGTTACTTGTGCCAACACTTTGATTAATAATATAGTCTGTAATATTGGCTGCACTACCTGCTGTCGATGCATAACTAACTCTCAAGTAACTTGTTGAATAAGTTCTCAGATAGTCATCGCTACCATTTGTTCCCCAAACATATGATGGATTTGAAGTATTCTTTTCGTTACCACTGCTTGAATTAATGTAACCAACTTGTAGGTAACCACTACCATCAGTTCTTACGATTTGGTTTGCAACGTTATTTCTACCACTATGGACAGCCAAACCAGCAACAGTTCCAGCATTACCATCACAGTTACCGGAAATTGATCCTGATATTTTACTTGAGAATGTTTTAGTTCCACCAATAGTTTGGTCACCTGATGTATAAACACCATTGGTAACAGTTCCTGCGTTACCGCTTGTGCTGATACCAAAAGTCTGGCTGTTAGCCATTTGATTTGCGGCGATTGTTCCTGACAACAATGTTGTGGCAATACTTGGTGTTACATTAGCCGCATATGTCGCACGTCCTTGTGCATCAATTGTAACAACAGGAATTGCTGATGTTCCGCCATATGTTCCAGCAGATACCGCAGTATTCTCTAATGTTGACGGTCTAATCTTCGTTGTCATTTATTTTGTCCTTTTAATTCATCAATCTCGGCCTTCAACTCTTTAATAGCCTCAACTAAAACTGGAACCAATTTTGAATAATCTAATGTCTTATAATCTTCGCCAGATTCAGAAATAATTGTTCCATCCTCAAGCGTTTTCATATCAAAAGGTGCCAATTTAACAATCTCTGGATAAACAGATTCAACTTCTTGGGCACTTAGACCGATTTGAACTTTATCGTCTGTATATCCTTTTTCTTTAGCCAACGCATTATTTGTATATCTGAAACCATTCAGTTTCATCAACGATTCTAATGCGCCACTAATATTACCTTTTCTATCTTTCAGTCTTTCATCAGAGTAGTATGCGGTAATGTCTCCTGTTGCGGCAATAGAATTCGCAACATAGAAAGACTTAGAGTTATAAACACGAACCCATGTTGTATCCTGCATGTAAATACCGCCAGCATAATCAGCATTATACCAACCAGCACTTCCTGCTGAACGGAACCAACCATCTGTACCATTAGTATAAGCGTATGAGTTATTCAAATAACCTGCATATGTTGCACTTGTTGAATATGTTGAGTTTGTCGCATTTGTTGCGTTTGTTGCACTACTTGCGCTACCGGCAGTTGATGCATATGATACACTCAATGCACTTGTCAAATATGTTCTTAGATAACTATCTGAACCATTGGTACCCCAAACTCTTGTTGGATTTGAATTGTTGCCTTCGTTACCAGAATCTGAGTTAATATAACCACATTGTAGATATCCACTACCATCAGTTCTAACAATCTGATTTGATTGATTATTTCTGCCAGATGCAACTGCAAGACCTCCCGCTGTTGTTGCATTACCCGCATTACCCGAAATGTTTGTTGTAAAAGTGTATGCGGTTGTATTCAGTAAGCCTTTGACCCATGCTGTAGTTGGAACAGTTGTGCTTGAATCTGTAGTGCCTGGAGCAATCGTTGCAATACCACCAGTGAATACTGCACCAGACAAGTTTGCTTTTCTCGATTCGATACTTTCCATACCCAACTGAATTGTGTTGGCTGATGCTGGAATATTACCTGACGGTGAAAAACCAATGTTGTTTGCGTAGTATGGACGAGAATAGAAACCATCAACTTCAACCATCACCAAATCATTAAGTGTTGCACCAGTGCTCAATACAACTCTATGTGCAGTTGTAAATGATAAACCAGTGATTGATCCGGCTGTTGTAGTAATTGCAGAACCACCAACAGATTCGGATAATGTGAATGTTGTTGTGCCGTTTGTTGCAATTACATAATATACTTTACCAGTATAGTATTGGCTGATTGTTGCTGTTCCTGTTAGTGCGCCAGTAATAACAATCGCTTGATCCAATGCTAATGACGTTGAAGAGCAACTAAATTGTCCAGCGGTGCCTGTGCAAGCCACTGTGCTTAATGTAGTTGTTGTTTCTGTAAAGTCTGCGTGTTGACGAACACCGTTGATGAACAATTTTAATTGACCTGAACCAGCAGTAAATACTGGAGCAGAGAATGTTGTTTGTCCCGATGTTGCTGTATATGTCAATCTAGATGTGTTGATTGCTGTGCCAGGAATAGCACTACCACCTGATCCACCACCACCTGCTGCCCAATAAAAGTTGCCTGGACCACCAGTTGTCAAAACATAACCTGATGTTGTGCCACTTGGCAACAATGCAGTCAATGCACCACCGGCAGTTTGTGCACCTGTACCACCTTGTGTAACTGCCAAAGGAGCAGTCAATGTCATAGCGGCAAAAGTTGGTGATGCTGTAGTTCTAAGGTCTTGTGCTGTATTAACTGTTAGTGTGTTTGCACTACCTTTAACTGTAACACCGTTACCACTACTGAAGGAAATTACACCATTTGATGGTGAAATAGAATTTGTGTCTGTGCCAACAAAAGCGTTCAATGCGGCGTTTGCGGCATCGTATGCGGCGTTTGCTCTTACAAATGGACCGATTGTGCTATTGTCTGCGTAATTTTTTGCTACCCATGTTGATGGGAAAGTTGTGTTAGAAACTGCTTGTAAATTTGCACTGATTAAGTTAGCAGTTAATACTTTTGAGAATGCATTCGTGGTGTCTGTATTATCAACATCACGAATCTGCCAGTTTTTGTCTGTAGCACTCCAACGAATATATGCGTTAGCATTCGCTGTACCTAATGTTCCGGATGTGTTGCCACGATATACACCAAAATATGCGTAACCAGATGTGACTGGTGTATTAGCACTCAATATCAACGAATCTGTATCATAAACAATTTCACCAGTTAATGTGAAGTTACCGGAAACAGACAAATCGCCAGCAACAGATGCATCACTATCAAAAGTTGCGTCACCGATAGAATGGAAAATACCACCAATGTCTGTGCGCCCTTCAGTTCTTAGTGTTCCCGCATATACCATGTTTGCGGTGGTCAAGTTACCTACTGTTGTATTTCCTGTGACGGATAATGTGGTGCCAACAGAAACGTTTTTACCAAATACACCAGAGTTGGCGACACCAAGATAACCTAGATTTGCAGTTCCAACAATAACTGTGTTGGAATTAACTGTCAAATTGTTGGCAACAATATTATTCTTTATTGTTAGACTGCCATTTGAAACAATACTGTTAGCAACATACAATGCAACGTTGGTACCATAAACAGAAACAATACCACCAACACCCAAATTACCTGTTGCAGTTTCTTGTGAACCTAATGAGATTTCTTTACCCACAGTAACGTTGGTGCTAAACAATGCTGTGTTTGTTACCTGAAGAGCAGTTCCTTGTGCATCAATTACTACGTTACCTGTACCTTGCACACGCAAAGTTCCAGCAGTCTTTGTGTAATTTCCAGATTCAAGTTTATTCAGTTCACCAGCAGACTGGTTGGTCTGAATACGCCATTCATCAATAGTGTTTGTTCTTGTAATGTTATTAATTGACATTATTCGTTACTCTGTTTCAACAATTTGGTTAATAGAGATTTGATTTCTTGCATATCGGAAGATAATCCATCAACCTGAGTTTTCAAGTTATTTATCTCATCGTTTTTGCCATTTATCCTTTGTGCCAGTTTTTTTCTGGCATCATTTTCAGCAAGAGCCGAGCGACCCGTCATCAACAGGGCGCCCGTTCTTGTATCTTTCACAAAATTTGTGCCTTCAACTTTTAGAAATTGTGTCATTCTGCTGGAGTTGCGATGATACGCAAATCTTTAATTGATGGAACAATCGCTGGATCACCAGAAGTCAAAACAATCTTAATTGAGAATGTCTTGAATGTATCATATGTAACACCGTTTGTGCCAGTGTATGTTACAGCATTTACAGTGGCAGATGGACGATATTCATAATCACGGAAAGAAGAATCTAATGATGGTGTCACAGTTGGATTGATACATTCCATTTTCTGATATGGTCTATCATTAAACAATGTTGGATCAGTATCAGACAACACTTTATAGAATACTGTAACTTCTGTGCTTTGTGGTTTGTTTGCACTCACAAATACACGCAAGTCACCAGCATCATATCCATCAGCCAACTTGATTGGTTTGGTAATGTAGCGTGCCAAACATGGACCACCAGCAGAGTCATATTCACTATTCAACACAATCGTAGCAGGTGTTGTAGGATGTGTGTAGTATGAAATATCAAAGTCATCCAAATAGCCAGAGCCTGGATTTGAAACATACACACTCAACACACTTCCGTTTGCATCAACATGTAAGTTGGCGGTAGCACCTGTACCAGTAGAACTTGTAATTGTAACAGTATTGGAATTACTGTAACCTGCACCACCTGCGATGATTGTGAAGTCTTCGGAATTAATTTCCGCATTATCCACAAAGTTTTCCCACACGTTCAAGAACGTGCTTTCTAATGAAACGATAGGTGATACTGTATCATCTGTGGTAGACATTTTCAAGTTAACAGTAAAATCGTTTTGGTCACCCAAAGTTTTTCTACGATAACCAACTTGATAGTAATCATCGACAGAATAGTTATAAACTTGATGTGGTGAAATCTCACGTGTTACAGACTCTTTAACACCAAGTGATGTTGTTCCAGTAATTGAATGTGTAAGTTTAGTTACAGATTCGGATGGAACAATAGAAGTTTCCAAATAACGAACTTTGTCAACATTGTATGTTGTTGATTGCGTTTCATTCTGCAACGAGAATGTTGCTTCATTCGTTGTGAACACACAACGATTGATATTAAACATCAAATCTTCATTAATAAATGGAACATATTCCATTGTGTTCTGAGACTTATACAATGTGCCCATGTAAGGTTGAGCCGCAACAAATTCGTTGTTCAATGTTGTCGAACCTTTTTCAGCATCCCAAACTGTATAGTCTGGAGAATCAGTCAAGATAACAAGGGCGAACAAACCAGGCTTCAAGTAAACTGGGAAGTCGAATGTGAATCTTGTGTATGTTGAAGAATCATTAACGTTAGGTGCTTCCGAAACATTAACTTCGGATGGATACTTCGTTACAACAGATTCTGGATACCAGTAATCGGAAGATGGTGTTCCGTTAACAGTTGGACGAATTTGAACTGTTACTGGTAGATTTTCATCATCTTTGTTTCTAAAGAAGATATCTGTGCTTGACAAGAATACACCATATGGATATACTTGCGGATCAACATAGAATGTTTGTGCTAGTGGATCACCACCACGAACAATAATCCATGCACGTAAGTTTTCCCAGCCAACAAGACGAGAACTCATCAATCTGTCGGATGCTTGATTGCCAACAATCTTATAGTCAACATCAACGTTTAGAACTGTGTCAACCAAAGTTGTTTTGTTCAATGAGATACCTGATGAAACATATGTCTTATCAGCAAATGACAATGCATCAGCATCGTATGTGTTGTTGAAAGATTCTGTTACACGGAAGTTTCTTTGACCTGAACGGAATGTTGCTTTTGGAATATAAAATGCACCACCAACTTGACCAAGTTTATTAGTCTTATTAGCACCGATGCTATAAACAACACTTGTCGATACGCTTGGTGTTCCACTCAATGTTGCTACACGTGTAGAGCCAACATATCCTGTGATAGTATATGTTTCACCAATTGTTTCCAAACTATTTGGATACTTAACAATGTGAAGTTTCTGACCAACATAATAATCGTTGGTTGAAGATGCTTCAGATTCCAATGTGATTTGGTTAGATGATGTTGTGCCAACACCAGACTTGTGTTCAGATACAGACGAAATTGTATATGTTGCACCGCTATCTAGACCGTAGATATATTTACCGGCTAGAGATGTGCCAGATTCTGTAATGATGGAAACATTAGCAGAACCATTTTCGCTGACAACAATTTGTCCGGCAGTATATGAACTACCACCTGCCAACAAACTAGCAAGACCTGTAGCAAGACCACCTGTAGATGAAGAAATTAATACAATTTCACCAGCAGACAATCCGCTTGTTGTATTCAATACAACTCTGTTAGGAACAACAACATAAGCATTTACATCCGTATCATCAAAGAATGAATAGAATGTGGTGCTTGGACGTAGACCTTGTGAAGAAAATAGAACTTGTCTAGGCTTCATGTATGGTTGAATAGCCAAGTCTGTAACAAATTCACCTCTAGCAACTTCCGAAGAAGATGTTGAGATTTGTTTTTGTTGTAATTCTGCACCAGCAGACAAGTATGTGTTCTCATTGATTGGAGCATTTAGACCCCAAACTCCAGGACGACCCCATGATGCCAACGATTCAACAATAGCCTTGCTTGTATCTGTTTGTTGAATCGTTGTATACCATTTACTATCAGCAATCTTAGCGAATGGACTATCCTTATCGTCAGCCCATTGTTGATTATTATCAGAAATATATTTGAATGCACTATTAATAAAGTTGAATGCATTTTGAATATTCTGTGTGCTGTTCAAAGTTACTTTTGCTGTTGTTTCGCTATCAACATCACCAGTAAATTCTGGGAACAAACGTGTTGTTCCTTTGAAGCCAGCAAACAATGCATTAGCGATTGGTAAAGATTTAGTAGCGTATGGTTGTGACACAAAAGATTTTTGTGAATAATCCAACATCATAGCCTTTTTGGTACCAGTTCCAACAAACTTTGTTGATCCTGTAGATGATGCAGTATTTGCAATCAATGGAACAGTTCTCATCAATGATGCTGGATATAAAACACCACCATCAACCAAATTACGATTGTCGAAACCAACATCATTTATCGTTGCCTGATTCAATGTAGTTGTAAAATTGTCCACTAGAATACCATACTTGGCACGTTCAAGTCCGTTTGCATCCAATACTTTTGTGGATGCGGCATCCTTTTCCAAGTTGCTCAATGAAACATAGTATTCCAAGCCACGAATTCTATCATCGAATGCTTGAATGTCTTGCATCGTGTATCTACGATGATTCTTAAAGTCTGCACGAACATCCTTAACTGTTTCTGTATACGCTGGAATCGCTAAGGTGTAGATAACCATGTCCTCTTGTTTGGCAGGTGGTACCAATGGAGAAATTGCAGGTTTACCTTTGATGACAGCAAACTCTTTGGATTGTTTAACAACAACTTGGTCAATACGTCCCAAGTAGTAATCAAAGTCCATATTAACTTGTTCGTATGGTTCAGGATTCAATGCACCAGAGTATGATGTTCCACCAACTGCTCTTGTTGGTCTAAAGTCGAATCCACCACGCAATGAATACAACGATGTTGTATCAGGATCATGGAAACTTGGAATAGCATCATATGTGAAATTAGAGCCTGTTTGTAGATATGAATCCACAGTAAACAAACCACCGCCGCTACCAGCAGGAGCAGGAATATGTTTCAAATATTTGTATTGAACGAACACACGTCCAACTGGTGCTGAATTACCACGCTTCAATTTGATTGTTGCATGGTCATAGTGTGACTTACGTTGACCATTATCAAACTCATAGCGATTTGTAATATCATAAGCACTCGTTAGTTGTGCAGTTGTTACGTTTGCACTAGGATTTTTAGAATCGTAGATTGCTACAATTTCATATACGTCAGGAACTTGCAAACTAACTGGTTTACCTGGAGTTCTCAAATCAGTAAGAACTGATGCGCCATCAAAGTTAGTTGCACCAACAGATGTAAATATTGAGCCACCTGAGAAATATGTGACTTCACCTGATGTATTTGCTGATGCTAATGTGTTTGTTCCACCCATTTCATATGGAACTTTACCATGAAGATTAACACCAGATGTTAATGGAATTAGTTGTTTACCACGTGTTGAACCGTTGGCACCACTTTCAGCATTATTCACCTTAGTTGTGATTAAGAAGTCTACGTTAACGTTTGGAACTACCAAGTTAACTGTAAATTGTGTCGGCGAAACTGCCGTAACAGTAAAGTTATTATTAGCAAGACTTAGAACTGTATTCGCTGTAATACCATACTGTGAGTTGCTTGTTGTGCCACTGCGAACAAAACATATAATGTTATCTAAAATTTGTGTGTCAGAAATAACACCTGGTGTTCCAGAGAACGTAAATGTGTCTGTTCCGCCAGCGTTGATGGTAATAGAACCACCTGCACCAGTTGTTCTATTGTAATATGGTTTTCTAGCATAGAAATCCATATTGTGAATTGATCCACCCTTGATTGCTGAGTAAGGTGTATTGAATACTAAACTAGAACGTTTAGGTTCATTTACGTAAGCCCATGATGTTACAGAATCTTTAGAATCTGAATTGATATTGCCACCGAAAGCAATGTATGTGCCATCACTTACAACCAAAGATTCTGCATTACGGAAATCAGATTCAATCGAGATTGTGTTAGATGATGGTGCGAATGGTAAAGCGGATGCCAAGTTCATTGTAGTTGTGTTTGAACTTGTAATCAAGATTGGAGTAATACCTGTACCACCAGCATCAGTAATACGGAAATACATGTTCGCATAAGCATTTAATGGCAACGATGCGTTGAATGCCGCTGGAATTTTAATAGTAGTTGTGCTTGAACCTGACGCAGGAATTGTTCCTGTGATGGGTGCTGTATTAGCGCCAAACGTATTAACTGTAAATGAATGTGTGGTTCCAAGATTATTATTTGTCGCATCATTGAAACGGATCATATCTGCATAAACTGTACCAATTTTGGTAGAGTTGTATGTTGCAGTAGATGAGAAACTGATACTTGCGTGTGGAACAGAGTGAATATCCAACGATGGGAAAGTGGAAATGTCTAATGTTCCACGAACAGATTCCAATACAACAGAACTTTCATAGTTTGTTGGCAAATCATAATCAGTTACATTAGATACTTCTCTTGCACGGTCAACTTCAATAGTTGTTGGTGCAATAGTTTCAAATTCATAACCACCAATGTATGCTTTACCTGGATCCAATACAATATTGAATTTACCATTAGCGGCATCGCCTTCCTCTAGGGAAATAATAAATGGATCAATAGTGTAATTACCAGATTCATCATATGTGCGGCGAGCCAACGTTTTTTCAATCTCGCTGTAGATGGCATAATCAATTTCTTTAGTCTTAACGTCATCAACAATACGAATGATTTCGAAGAATGTCGATGTATCAACAGAATCTAATGTGCGTTTTGAAAGTGCTGTTTCGATTTGGAAACGATTTGCACCTGGTGCTTGATAGTTGAATGCATCCTGTGCTGGATCCAAGAGTGATGTATCATCAATCTCGTCAATAATCTTTTCAGTAAATTCAATACCAATCTTATATGATGGTTTAGTATTTACTGTTCCGCTACCATATCCAACACGATAGAACAATTCTACCACCAAGAACTGTGGAACAACTTTAACGAATTGACCCTTGAAGTAGTATACACCTTCCTGCAAACTTGCAACGAAAGAACCACCTACGGCGTTTGTAGATTTTGCTTGTGCAAAAATGTTTTGGCCATAAATCTTAATTTCATCAGATTCTTCAAAAACATCACCACTCAAATACTTAACAACAAGAATAGGATTTGCTGTTGTTGTATCTACCGCAATAACTTTAGCACGAACAGTCTTAGATGAATTATATGCAACAACAGTTTTGTTTAGAAAATCTGAAACAACGATATCCTGATTGTTGTATTGTGGATCAAGAATAACATAGTTGGCTTTTCTGTCCAATGAAATCTTACCACCAATGATTGGACTACCACTTTTGAAAATATGGTTACCAAACTTTTCGATTTGATTAGCGAGGATTGTTTGTAGTTGTGTTAACTCACGTGCTTGAACCGAATAACCAGGACGGAACAAAACACGCATGAAGTTTTTATCTTCATCAAAGTCATCGTAGTATGGGTCGTAATTGAAAAGAGTTGTCATTTATTCCTCGTTAGAAACTCAAGACGAAACGAATACGTTCCGTTTGTGCAGGGTCTCTTGTAATTGGTAACTTGTCAGATATGTATAAGATTTTTCCAGAGTATAATTCCAGCGTTGGTCCAGTAACGGAGTTCACAACACGAATAGAACCAGAATTAAATCCTTTAAGTGCTTGGTTTGATTGGATTGTTCCACGAACATTATTCAGATACAATAAATTTTGAACTTCATCAAAAGATATGACCTCGGCACTAAAGGTTCTATCTGCATATGTTGCGCCTTGATAAACAATTTCATCATTATTAAAATCTCCTACACCAGGAGACACTTTAACTTTTGTGTATAATGTATAACTTGTGTCTGTTGCAATTTCACCTGTGCTTGCAACTCTAGGATTTTGCAATAAAACAATTTCACGGAATTCGTTATCGGTTGGAAGATTTCCTTCTTCACTTTCCACAAACTCAACGTTAAACATAATTGTTTTTGCTGATAGTTCATAAACAGGATCATATCCATGTCCATCTGGAGGAGCAATTGAAACTGTGGCTGCACCAGATGTTCCAACTCCACCTGCAACATCAGTAATCACAATATCAGCATATGTGTAATTGATACCTCTATTCTGAATAATAATATTTTGTATTTGTCCACCAGAAACGTTTGCCTTTAGAACTGCACCTGAACCATCACCATCAACAGTAATAATTGCTTGGACTGTGCCATCAGTATAGTTATTACCAGAATTTGTGACGGTAACAATGTCGATGGATCCACCAACGGCGGCGGCTTTTACGAACTTATTTGTTGCCACAGGCATCCAATCGTCACTCAAAAACTTCTGTTTCTGTGTGGATGTTAATGTATACATGTATTTCCATTTATATCCATCACCAGTTTGGACATATGGTTCTTCAAGTGATGTTGTTGACAGAGAAAGTTCCGGCTCACTTGTGGATGCGATTCCTGTGGAAACGTTAGATAAGCACTTAAAAACTTGATCCTTAGAATTCAACACATAGAAATTTGTGGATGACTGATATGTATTGTAAACTGTGTTGGATGTCCAATCGTTTCTTTCAACAACGAGAGATGCATTTTCTAATCCGACTTGTTTGGCAAAAGCGCCTCTTCGAAAATATGAACTGTTTCTGTCTTCAGTATCAATCGGTGTAGGTGCAACTTCTGTTCCAGAATTCCATGGCTCATTTGCACCAATAAATGCATAAATGTATGATTTTCTAGAATCTGGAAGATATGAATTGGCACTCAAATCCAACAAATTGTAGATTTGTTTCGCCAATAAAATTTTTAAGTTTTTAGTGATTAATGCAGCCATGTCTTATTTATCTAATTTTTCCAACGTTTGCTGTTAAATATCTACCATTTCCTAAAATGGTTGTGCCGGTGGTGATTGTGGTGTTGTTGACAGTTCTCGCAATTATCGCAGAATCGAATACGATATTTGCTGTGACTGAAGTTGAGGTTACATTAATAGTTGAACTCAAATATGCCAAAGTTGAATTTGCAACTTGTGTTACTGTTACTGTATTACCTGTAGATAATTCAAGAACATCACCCTCCTGTAAATCATTAATGAAGTTGACGCTATTTGCGGAACCAAATAAGATGTTTGATCCGGAGACAACGTTTACTGTATTCTGTAATATTCTTGTTAGTCCACTCAAAATGATTGTGTCACCAACGTTTATAGTATTTGCCAATCTAGCACTACTATTCGTGGAAACAATATTTTTTGCGCCATATGCCACATTGAATGTGTCGCCATATGTATGGTATGTTACATATCTGATGGTTTCGCCATAATCAACGTTGATAGGATTGTCATCTATTCTGGTAACAAAAGTCTTTGTGCCCAAAGGATGCACAATGTCCTGGAGAGGTTTCTTAAATTTATTGTAATCTGTTTTAGATTTAATGATGTATGAGAAGTTGTGATATTTATTACCGTCCTGAATCTTCTTATCCGCACTAATTTGACCATCAGTATTCAGATAGATACCAGGATATCGAATCAAACCATTTTCAAATTTGGCTGAGGCTTTTGCCTTTCCGTCACCATAGAATGTTGACGAAACTACATTTGCTGTGGTCAATCCATCATCAGATATCAACAACTTTGTTTTATCTAATGTTCCCTTATAATCAAACAGACGTAAGAATCCTGTTGATGCAACGTATGAATCAACCTTTGCACTAAACGTTGTGTTTGTATTGGAAGTTCCTTGATATATCAAAGTGTTGGAAACAAAAAGTTGTCCTGTTGTCACATTAGATAATAACAAGTCGGCATTTCGCAATGAAATGATTGGTGAATCTGTGTAATCATAACCATAACTATAGATTCTCAATTTAGAGATTGCGCCGATTCTAGATGTTGACATATCGAATGCTTCGCCATCACCAGTAATCTCAGACACACTTAATACTGCATTAGCACCAGATGATGTATTGATTGTAATTGTTGGAAGTGCGGAAGAAGTGTATCCTTCACCACCAACAATATAGTCACCATTGTCCTGGAATCTAACTGCTTTAATACCATTGTTGGCATGAACCTCTGTAATCTTAGCGTTCGCACCATATCCTGTACCGCCAGTAAATGTTAAATATTCTCCAACAGCGTATCCGTCACCGGGATTTTCAATTTTAATTCTACCCAATGATCCAAGATTTTTAATATCTCGGCGCATAATCTTATATAAAGAAATGCCAGAAATATCATTGGAGAAATATTGACTGAACGTTACACGATTTGATGTGACTGCGGTAACAATTCTAGTGGCCTCAAATCTATTTTTCAAAAAGATTCTAGCCAAATCACCAACTTCAAAAGATAGCGTCAAATCTGTTGATGTGCTGGTAATGTAATTTGTTTCTTTCAGAATATTTGCGCCAGTTAAAACCAAAACATCTTCTTCATCTTCCAGATACAAACTATAAATGTCTGTTGAGGGTTTTGCTCTATATCCACCACCCTGATTGGTCAAAGTCACTGATGCGATAGAATATAAATTCAATGATTGTTGGTTTGTGACTTGAAGAATCGTATTTGAATTTATTGAAGCAATAGACTGTGTGTAAATTGTTTCGATGATTGTGTTAGAAACATTAATCACACGATAATTTGCTTTGTCCATCAAATCAATTTTTGCTGTGGCTTCTGTTCCTAATGGAGCATTATCGAAACCACCAATAAATCTGAAAATGGATGAATTGGCATATTCGGTTGGATTTCTAAAACCAAATCCACCATTTGTTACCATCAAGTCTGTAACACCACCTTTTGTAGTTTCGCCAACATATGCGATGGCACCAATAGGTGTATTGGAGTTTGGATTCAAACCACCAACAATAGTTACTGGATCACCGGCATAACCTGTTGTAGCATCATATGGATTGTAATATAATCCTCTATTTTGTGGATCAATACTGATTTCTGATAGAGCACCAATCAAACGACCAGATACTGTAACGTCAGTAACACCATTATTGTATGTCGCTGTAACAACTTCACCAGTTTGAAATAAACGCTCAACGTTGGAAACATAAACCTCAATATAAACGATACCGAGTTGACGATCCACTGAACGAATAACTCTCTCCACAAGAGCAGTTGATTTTGAAGTTTGACCTGTCAGAATACATTTTTCAATATTGTAAACATTTTCATCTGTAGTATCAACTCTTAATGCCAATGGAAGAACCCATTTACCATCTGAAGTTTTTAGGATATCTTCTTTAGGATAGTAAATGTCAATATTCTCATTGTATAGTGCTTTGAACAAAAACTTAACAGAATCGGGTGTGCCACTTGAACGATAGAACTGGTGGATAAGTTTTAGGAAAAGTGCTTTGTCACCAGCGATATCTGTTGGAAAATATGGTGTTAAGTCTTTTCTGATTTGTTCGATGTAAAAATCATCAGCAGTATCAATATCCGTGGATTTTTGAAGTGCATCCAACTCATAGGAAACTTGATTGTTTGTTTCCAGCCACTCATAATATTTCTCTAAGAATGTGACAAAGATTGGATAATCGTCACGGACGAAACTTGGTAATTGTTGTTTTACCAGTTTAGATGTTAGAACTTCTTGCATTAAACTTGTACCGTTTTAACAATAATACTTGTTGGATCTTCGGCGTCTAGCACCAACATTTTATTTAATTTTGACTGAATGATGTTGGATGCAGGTTTGAAGTGCATTAAGATATCACCAAAATCATTATTAACTGCGATTGGTGCAAATTCTGTAATTACAATCTTACCCAAAACATAGTCAATTGTTCCTGCAACACCACCATTCTTAGACTGATTGATAATCACTTTAGTGCTTTGACTACTAATTTCATCAGTCTTGTAGTATGCGATTCGTAATTGACCATATCTACCTTCCAGAACAGCGGTTGCGGAAGCAAGTTGTCCACCACCACCAATAATACGAATAGCGGCAGTTGTGTAGCCGATACCAGGACTTGTAACGTCAATCTTGGATAGTTTACCATTTATGATAGTTGCCACTGCGGTAGCACCTTCACCGTCACCAATAATTTCAATAGTTGGTGTAGTTGTGTAACCATAACCCATATTTGTTACTGTGACAGATTCCAAACCTGTATATGATGATGGAATCTCCTCAAAGAAGCACTGGCGTGAAACACCATTCTCATCGACCATGGTGAAGTCTGGTGAAGAATAAAAGTTATTGGTATTCACACCACGACTAATCTCAAATCCAAAATCTAATGTGTATGAATCACTATTAGTCAAAACTGGACGGAACTTTTTAGCAACATATAAATCCACCTCATCCGAGATGAATGATTTGTCATAGTTGTAAATTAATGCTTCTAAACCGGTGTAATTAAAATATGTGTTGAATTTATTTAAGTTTGTTGTTGAATATGTTGTGATTAGATTTCTAACAGCGTTTTTGATTTGATTATCGGTCAAAGATGTTTTCGCTTTGTTGTAATAAATTGTAGCATCTACAGTCAAGTAGTTATAATCAACATCAACAATTTCTGGTGCAACAGTCAACACACTAATAGGTTTAAGAATATTTTGTTTAACGTATTCTTTTTCGGTTTGTGTTACCTCAAAACCAAGTTTAGGTTTAGCAGCCACAAATACTTTACCATAAACAGGTGGATCTTGTTCTTCTCCACCCCAAACGTTTACTGCATCAAATGCTGGATATTTTTGTTGAATCAAACGAATGTAGTCGTTCTTAGTTACTGCACGATTCTGTGCAAGTAGAGATAATGGTGCGGCAAACTTAATTTGATCCACAGTTTCACGAACTGTGCCACCTGAAGCACCACTCAACGATACAACATTAACGTTTGTGTAACCACCGATGTTAGTTGAACCAATAAAGTTATTTGCTTTATTTGATGCTTCACCGGAAGTAATCAAATATTCAAGTGTGACGATTGCACCATCATTTAATTTTTTACCCAAGATTCCATCACCAAAGAAAACTTCATAGTTTCCATTTTGACCTTCCTGTAGAAAGTAAACTTCCGATGTGCTAGACAGATTCAAATCATTTGATGATAGTGTGTGGACAGTAACATCAGTATTTGCAAGTGATGGACGAACCGAAACTGCTAATGTGCTTGTGTCAACATTGGTGTCAGGAATAGAAAAGATTTGTTTTGGATTAGACAACTCATTGTGAGTATAACTGTATGTTACATACTCACCTTCATAAATTGGTACAGAATTGAATGTGAAAGTGTTGCCACTTTTTGTTGCAATTTGTGATGAGAGTGTGATGAAGTTATATGCTTTTCCATCAATTTGATTGGAAATGAAAACATAATTTTTAGGTAATGTTAATGTTCCTGTTCCACCAGTGCCAGTATCAACAACAACGTTGACTATGGCTCTAGGTGCTGCCACAGAGCGTGGAGTATAACCAATTCGTTTTGCATGTGATACCACAGAGTTACGCAACACAGCAGAATCCATGAAAGATTCATTCGCAATCATGTTTAGGTAATATGCATTGTAGTGAGTGTTGTATGCCAAAATGTCCAACAAGACATTCAAGCCAGAACCCTCAAAATCATAGTCTTGAAATTCAGACTGTGATTTTAGAAATGTTTTTAAGTTTGTCTTGATTGTATCAAAATCAAGTTCGGTTACGTTTAAGCGGTCTGCCATTTTTATCTAGTTCTTTGTAAGAAAAATTGTATGGTTACAGGTTCGGTACGATTGACAATATAGAACTCCATACCGACACTATATGAATTTTTATCGAAATCTGGTGAAACTCTAATTGCTTCTACCACAACTCTAGGCTCATAATTTTGAATTGTTTGTAATATTTCTCTTTGGATGGCAGAGGCTGTAATATTATCCATATTCTCAAACATCAATCTTTGGATATTTGAGCCCAATTCAGGTTGGAATGGTCGCTCATAGTGGTTCGTCAGAATCAAATTCTTAACAGAATTGATAACCGCCATCTCATTCACATTTTTTACGATATCCTTTTTCACAGGATGTGCGGTGAAATGTAAATCCAGGTCTTTATATTGACGAGCGATGTTTGCTTGAATTGTTGCCATCTGTTATTTATTAGTTATTTGCCAGATTATTTTTGAGGAAATCAGTTCCAATTAAATTATTTACGAGATATGTTTGTGTATTTCCTAGATTATTATATCTGGACAAAGCCTGATAGTCTGCCACAACCTGCATAGAATTTGAATAAAAGTTCCAGTCATGCATTCTACGGGTATTAATAAAGTTATTGGCAGATTGGATATGTGAGATAATGTTGTTGACTTGAGCCGAGCCTAGAACCACATTTCCGTTTCCTGCCACCGAAGAATCTATTGTGATTCTATCGTTGTAAATTGTGGTATTGTTTGCCGCCAACTCTGAGCCAATAAAAAGACTGGTAAAAGAACCCAACATAGGAGTGCTATTTGCAATGTCATCAGTCGTATTGGTTATTCTAAGAATTTGCTGGCCAACAGAAACCGCCAAATCATAATCTGGAATAGTCATAGCATTAGCAGATTGAACACCCAAACCTGAAATGTTATCTGTGTGAGATTTGAAAGCCGCTAACTCAATGATGTAATTTCTACATTCAGTCTTTAATGTCTCACCTTCAGTAACAGCGTTAGGAAATGATGCAGTTGAAATGACCACATTCATATGTGTTACGTTCGCAGTCAACGTTGAACAAACATTGGCGTGTGGATTTTTCACATACTTGTTTTTATCAACACTACCTGCAGCCAAGTCCTGAACTTGCCAATCCTTAATTTGTGGCGGTGTCATTTCCAACGTTTTCAAAGCCGCTGGAGTTAAATACTTCGCATCACCAAATGCGTTAGTATCAAAATTAAATCCCAATCTAGCAAATACGCTACTCATAACAACTCCGTAAATAATTTCATATTTATTACATTAGTGGTGTGGGTGGTCCTGTTGGACCTTTTGGTGTTGGATGAATATGCACATCATACAATTGGCGAATCAATTCCATAGGACCTTTAATATCAGTAACAACAACACCACTGATTAATGGTGCCTGAACTTCAACTGTGCCAGTTACGATACCGGGAACAGTTGGTCCTGGCATGCCAACATTTACTCCACCGAGAGTTGAAATACCAGCAACTGGATTCAAAGAGTTTGGAAGTCCTGCATGAATACCTGTGCCAGCAGTAATCTCATTTCTTGATAGAATAGATTCACTGGCGAATGCACCATCAACATCCATATCTCCAGTAACATCAACGCCGGCGGCGGCAGAAATCCACATCGTTCCCAAAGCACCACCAACAGAAAATGTCATATCTTTACCTGATGTTGTGCTCATCTCACCTTTAACAACTTGTTGGAAATTACCTTCAATCTCCTGATAGTAGTTGCCTTTGATACGCTCAATCCTATCACCTTTGACATGCATCACAGCATCACCTTCAACGGTGATATTACAAATACCTTTGATTAGAACGTTATTATCTTTTGCGACAATCTCATAATTGTCACCTACGATTTTATTAATACGTGAACCATCAGCCTGAACTTCAGTAAATGTTCCAGTTCTATGCTGAATACGAATACGTTCTGCGCCAGGAGTATCATCGAATTCCTGGAAATGACCAGATTCGGTATATGTGGCATTATTAAATGGATAATTTGTATTATAGTCTGACGCAGGTTCAGTCCACGAATATTCTGTTGGTTGTGCTTCTTTTGTCATACTGTTGAGGATGCGTATTGTGTTTTGTCAAATGAAGAAGAATCTGGAAACAATCCTTGAACAATCGCTTTTTGTTCTTCGGCAGTTAGTGAACTTGGATTAGATACTGCGCCAAGAATTGCCGCAGGTGCCGCAACAACTTTTGCTGATGCTACTGCCAACTCTTTTGTTGCCGTAAACAATTCTTTTGCGGCAGTAGCGGCATCAGATAAACCACCACTTTCAGAAGTTAACGTGAAGTCACTTGCGATTGCCATAAAACCGGCAGCCAATTCAGCATATGCTTCAGACAAGCACGATTTGAATCTTGCCAACAATTGTGCTGGAAGACTTAGAATGTATTCAATAACAGCACGAATCTTTCTAACGTAAGTAATGAACACATCAACCATAGCGTTGATATCATTAATCCATTTTGTCAATCGTTTCACATATTGTGCTAGACTTCTAATAGTGCTGGCAAAACCACCAGTGGATGGTGATGAACCTAGTCCTTGCAATAGTTTCTTTATGCCTTCACGAATTGCGACAGCAACTTGACTGGTATAAAACTTGGCTGCGGCCATACTTCTACGCACATATATTGCAAAGTCGCAAGCATGTGCTCTATCATTGTTTGACAGTTCGATACCAGTTGCGGCAATAATCTCACGTGCGATAGGATTGATTGAAGGTTCATTTTTCTTCTCAATCACAACACCTGCCGGTGGATTAGGCGACTGTGAAACTTCACGTTTACTACGTCTATCAACAAAACCTCTTTGTGGTTTAGAATCTACGGTTTGCTTCAAGTCTGCAATTTGTTTCTCAACATCAGCAATTTTTTGTCTTTGTTGTTCTATTTGTCTTTGTGCTGTAGGTGATTGTCCACCTGTGGCAGTCATCGTCAACAATGTAGATTTTAATGTTGCCAACTCACGCTCTAATGTAACAATCTTGGCAACCGAACCATCATCAACTTTTGGTTCTTCTGAATTAATACCTGGATATACACCAGTGATTACTGGTATTTGAGAGTTGTGTCCATCTTGGAAGAAACCAACTACCCATTCACCATCTTTCGGTATGGAGAAATTACGTGAGCCATTAACTGGAAGAACAATCTGTGCCCAAGGCAATTCTTCAGTAGGAACAATATTTGTATCATCGGTATGAAGACCAATAATACGAACACGCAAACGACCCATCTTCAATGGATCGTCCCTACCCTCAATTACACCTGTGAACCAGACGAAATCGTTTCTTCCAGCAAAATTGTTATCTTGTGTCATGTTTTATAATTTGTGGAATCTGTTGCCACTTCTAAGATTGTTTCATGTTTATCATAACGAATCAAATGACGCACACCAATAATTATGTATTTACCACTCAAGGATTTATCGCCTTGTTCCATAGTATCTGTATCTATATTGTATCTGTGCGGTATATTTAACTGGACACATGATCCAGAATATAGACCAAAGTTGCCAGGCATAGTCACACGAATACGTTTCTGCATCAAGTTATCGAAAATCATTTTTCTTTGCAAAATATAATTATCTGTATCATCAACGATGTTTGCAGACTTCACATCATTAGACTTGACATATGGATTTGTAGTTCTATCAGACTGAAACGGATAAAGAGTTACTCTAGAATCATACATCTGTGTTGCAAGTTTATTCTCTTTATTTTTAACATTCGTATTGATTGGATATTGATTTGCACGTTTGGTGAAAACATCATCGTATGATACTTCATTCACTCTAATCGTTCTCGTCAACGTGTCGAATCCAATAAACTTACTAGCATACACACCAGACTGAATGTTTTGTGCATAGTTGAAGTTGGAAAGAACTTTATAATCTCTAGCACCAAGAATCTCATCGTTATATCTATCTTTACCATCCGATACTTCAGCCAAATTCTTTACACCAAAATTGATAGTGTAAACAGGATCATAAGATAACATCAACGAAAGGGGTAACAAATTATAACCATATGGTGCTTGCCAGAAAACAAAGTCTGGTTTACCATCAAAAGATAATGCACGTTTCGTTAAATGATTAATAGCATCTAATGGACTTCTATTTGAAGGAGGAACTGAATGTATACCTTTAGATGGAACGATTGTTGCCATATCAGGTGTGCTATTAGGAACTTTCAAATGGTCAGTCAAAATCTTTTTGATTATATTCGAATGTGTATCAGTATATGTGTTGTGAACCTTCTTTTGTTCCGATAGAATAAACTCGGGTGATACAAAATGTAGTGTGTAAACTTCAGAGTTTTGATTCACAACTTTCCTATCGGTCAATTTATAGATTGTGAATTTACGTTTGAAAAACATAAACTGACCCTGTGGATGAACATTCTCAGGAGAGTTGTCCATGTCAATATCTTTGACGATATCAATTTCAATAGTTTCACTACCATCAAAATTAATCTTGGATGCCAATCCGACACCATCTCTCAACAAGATATTACCAGACATACAAGGCATAAGCATACTATCAAATACACTTAGTTCTTCATACATTCCTCGGATATCAATAGAATTTTTACCATCGTTGTATTGGATGGTAAGTTTTCTTATCTCAAATTGTGTGCTTTGTAATAGAGGCATTATTTGAATATATTATGGAATTCTTCTTCAACCGTTGCGACAAATTCCGGCTTCAATATTTTTATCAATCGCTTTTTATCATTCTGCTCTATCTCATATTCATAATAAGATTTTGCATCTTTCGTTGTTTTGACTGTGATAGAATTTCCATTTTTCAATGTGTAGGTTCTACTTGTATCTGAAATGGTATTGTATGTTGTCAGGTCAACACACGTGACTTTCTTATACTCATCTTGTGTCGTATTATCAATCTGAGTTTCTATCTTATAGTAAGAATGATTGTTTGACTGTGACCATTCTATACCAGTTTGACCGTTCGCAGTATTTGCATTACCAACATATTTGTATTCAATGATATCATGTAATGAACGATTCTCGACTGGCCAATCCATCTGTGGATTGTAAATATCATTCATAGCAAGAATGATCCAATGACGCTCGGATGAACCATATAATTTGTGTGCCAAAATCTCAGGTGTTTCACCATCAACAACAGAATACTCATAAAACAATACTGTGTTGTTTTTGAATGAATCTTCAAATGAAAACTTATTGGTCAGATTCGTAACAACTTGAATATTGTTAGGATCAATATTGAATGCATACTGAGTTTGTGGAAAGTAATTAAAATATTTTGCCATCTTATTATCCTGGGAAATCACCCAAACTCTTAGCGTAGGCTTCCTCTTGAACACTTCTACGTGTTGATCCTGCTTCCGCTGAGAAATTATCTTTTGTCATAATTTCTGTTTCTTTGAATTGTAGACCCAAACGAATTGCAACAGGTGATCCTGTTCCACCTGGTGTTGCTGTAGTTTGACCTGGAACTTCATATGCTGAGAAACCGTTCGGTGCGTAGTCTAAATCAATTTGTTCCAGAACACATGTTGAAATCTCAGGCAAGTTTGGATTCAATGAACCATTATACATGAATTTGATATCAAACTCTGATGGTGGAACAAGATAGAATCCATTGAACTCTCTTCTCACCTCAGGCGCTTGGTGAAATTTAAGTCTATTAATCAACTTCAACACTTCTTCAGATTCTTTCTGTGAACGTGGATATAGAACGAAATCCAATCTGAACGTTCTAAACGCTGGTGAAGAATATAGTAATTCCAACATAGGATTTTGTACCATACCTGCACCAGCGGCAAACAGATATTGACCAGTTGGTCCAAGTTTATTTAATGCGATATTTGCCAAATATGGTGTCAAGTTCTTTGCGAATGCTTTTGCCATGTCAATACCAGATTGACCACTCTTTAGTGTCTGGACTGCTGATGCGCCAGCAGACAAAGCGGCCGCTGGTAATCCACCACCCAAAGCAATATCACTATAAGATTGTTGGTGTGTAAATGCTAGTGTATCCGGCATATACAAAGCAATTGTATCGGTCGTTCTACGAATGGTTCGAACACCATTCAAATTGCCTGCATTTTTCAAAATGGATTTGGTCACACCCAAGACTTCATTCGCTACTGCACCAGGAATACTATCACCAGAAATTTCCGTTTTAATACCAATAGAAGTCAACAGTTCATCGGTGGCATTTCCTATCGTGTTCAAATTCGTGCTTGTTGTTGGTGTATTGAAACGTTTTCTGTTTGCGATGATTGTAGGATCGTCACCTGTCGTGGCACCCTTATATTGAGTGTGGACTTGCTCATTGATATGAATTAGGACATAGTGTCCTTTATCGTAGTTACCAATATCCAATGGATAACGATAAATGTTATTCTCGTATGCTCCACCAGCAAGAGGATTTTTGCCTGTGGTTTTCGGTGAACTAAACTTTATGTCCGATAGTGTAAATAATGCCATTTGAGTCCTATAGGTTGACTACATATTTATATGTCATATGGAAAGAATAGTTACAAAGGCTGGTTCAAACCTAATAATCCAGCCAAATACAACGGCAATGCAGAGAACATTGTCTTTAGGTCTTCGTGGGAATTACGTTGTATGAAGTATTTCGATGATAATCCAGGTGTCATCTGGTGGTCATCGGAAGAACTATCTGTGCCTTACTATTCGCCTGTCGATAATAGAATGCATAGATATTTCCCAGACTTCATCATTAAAGTGCAAAGAAAAGATGGAACTGTTATGACACACATGATTGAAGTTAAACCATATGCTATGACACAGAAACCAGTGCAAAAGAAACGTGCTACTAAGAAGTTTCTAACTGAAGTGGCTGCTTACGCTGTCAATCAAATGAAATGGAAGGCTGCTGATGAGTTCTGCCACACTCATGGCTGGAAGTTTCAGATTCTAACTGAGAAAGAATTAGGAACTATCTGAAATACCCAACATCCTACTTATAAGAGATAGTGATGGTAAAAACAATAAATTATGGCAATCTTGTGATTAAAAAAGGTAATAAATAGAGCATGGCTTATCTAATGGACAGAATCAACGAACAACTGGCTAAGGCTGGTTACGATGCCCGAACTCGTCAGGCAAGAGATTGGTTGCGCTTAAAAATGGGCGAACTGAAACCAACACCTCAAAAACTGATGCAAGATAAGTTGAGACAGACGAATTCAAGTTTTGTTGGTCATATGTATTTTTTCTACTATGATCCTAAGTTGAAGGATGAGTTGCCATATTACGACAGGTTCCCGTTGGTCATACCAATTCAACCATACCCAGACGGTTTTTTAGGGCTGAATTTACATTACATTCACCCAAAGCAACGCATCATTCTTTTAGATAAACTGAGTGAACACGCCTCAGATAAAAACTTTGATATCAATACCAAATTGAGATTAAACTACCAAACGCTGGCAGCATTCTCAAAAGCGTATGAAGCAACACCATGTATCAAACG